CTAAGGGTCCTCTCGGAGGTAATTATGCGACACAGAAGTAAGGGAGAACTCCAGCCCATCACAGCTGCGTTCCACGAGGCTGGAATACGCCGAGTGGTGCATCATGATGGTTCCCCAGATTCTTATCCTGATCCGCCATTCGATGAAATACGCGAATATGCGGAACAAAAGGTAGGATATGTGGAAACTATGGACGACTCTTTCTCGGTCAAACGGCCATGGAATGATCACCCATGTACCCATGAGACCCTGATTCGCGAGTGGATAGATACAAATTCCACTAGGCAACCTGTCAGTTTACAGATAGGAGCCGAGCATGGTTCACCTGATCCATCAGAGTGGACCGAGCTCTGGAGTGACTGGGATACTTACGCAGGAAAGGGTTTTTGGATTGCTCCAAATGACCCTGATCCTACGTTGGCTCCAATCATTCCAAGCGACCAAGCTACTGTTGATAGAGCGGCTAATGCACTTAATGATCACGTCAATAACGTGCTCAATCCAGTGCGACAGTCGATCTCTCTTGCAAATTTCGTCCTTGAAATCGATGATATAAAGAGGTCTGCAGATACTCTTTTAGAGTTGATGCGACATCTAAACCCATCGAACCAGATCCTTAACTGGCAATTAGGGGTTAAACCCTTAATTGGCGATTTAAATGGTCTGGTTAACACGATCGGTAACCTTTCAAAGGATGTCGATCGAGTTCTTCGGAGTCAAAATGATCCTATTCGGATAACAACCGAGAGGAACATTTCACCTGAAGGGGGATCAAATTTGCACGTACCACCCACATCATCTGAAGGTACTAGAAGTCACTTTCAGTATGATACGTTAGCAGATGAGGTGACAGTTAAATTTGTCACGTGGGTCAAGTATGATTTATCACACTTGTCCAGTATAGGACTGACATGTAAGTCAGCTCTACGCTCCATCGGGTTTACGAATCCAATCCAAGTTGTTTGGAATGCGATACCGTATTCCTTTGTCGTTGATTGGTTTTTCAACGTCAGTGCTATGCTCAGAAAATTTGATCTGGGCAGTGATATTTCGAAGAATCGAAGTATCATACGGCAGACTTCACATTTAACAATTGTGAAGAAATGCGATCTCTTTACTACTTCCTTTGATGGTGCCTTTTCTGATCGGGCAATTTTTCCCGATCGGAAGGTTGGCACAACCACTAGAAAGTATTATAGGAGATGGGTGGGTTTTCCTACCGAGTGGACTAACCTTCCATCCACAGGGGATCCTCACTTAAGAGAGCTGGTGCTTTCTATTTTGTTGGGTGGACAGTACATTATACCAAAGGCTCGTAGTTTTTGGCGTTGGGAGCAGAAACGCTTCCGTCGCATTAAACCTACTGAGTAACCCTAGGAATACTGTCCGTAAAAAGATTCTTCCCAACCGTGTATAGAAAGAAACGAAAGAAGGTGATTCTATGTTGGCTGATCCGATGACCGGTGTTGCGGGATCCTTTAAAAAGATCACGGAAGCCGGTGGCTCAGTATACCAGTTCCCCTTTGCTGGGGACTTCATCCGAGTTTCGGTAAAACATACCGTTCCGGCTGTTGGTAAAACTGGCGTCTCTCGTCATCTCGTATCGGTATCATATCCGAACTGGGTTGTTGATCCAGTAACGAGTGATCCGGTATGGGTGGGAACGTATGCTACTGTAAACTTAACACTTACAAATAGCAATACAGTTGTCCACACAGGGACGGCAGTGCTGAACGCATTCTATGAACTTTTGAAGTTCATGTCTACGAACGGCACTGCAATAAGCTCCTTTGGAACTGATGTTCTAGCTGGTATTGAATAGCTAGTACGTAGGTCCTTAGGAAGCTAGTAGAGTTGGGATCAAAAGACATAGCTTGGAGGTACATCATGTCTACAAAGAAACGTAAACATGTTGACCTGAAAAGCCAAGTCTGCTTTGCAGAATCAATCTTCGAGGCGTTAGTTCTTGATGTTGCTTCTGGTCGTTCCTCCAAATTACGTTCGTCTTTACTTCGTGACCTAGACACAATCAAAACAAGATTATGTCATGAGGGCATAAAGTTTTGCACGATCACTCTTCCTTCCCTTTCTAAGGCGATCTATCAGTCCTTTCGGACTGGAAAATTAGATTGCCCTACATCCTTTAAAAGGATAAAAGGTACAATGCTCCCGAGATTATTTTCGGGTTTATTGAAGGAGATCTATGCGGAAGACGGCACCCTACTCGAAAAAGCTGATATCGCCTCAATAACTGAGGTGCTACAACTCTGCGGGTTAGGGTACAAGCTTGACATCCCCTTTACTGGGGACGAGGAATCACAAGTATTACAAAATTTCACTCAAACAGAGATAGAAATTTCTCAGTTAGGTGATTTTGAGACTAGTGATCCCTTTGTTGTCTCGCTTGCTAAGTCCATGATTGCAGGAGTATTTCGAGATTTTGATATCTCAAAAATACTTCCTAAGCATGGACCTGGTGCGGTTGCAACCAAGGAGCGTGGTTATAAGAAATGGAATTTCAGCAAGCAGTATGCGAAACTCCATAAAGTGTTCCCACACCACGACTTTTATGTCTGTGGTAGAGATCACTATTATGACCAGTTGGATAAATGGGAGAATCTAGAGAAGCTCGATCGCGGCATAGCTGCCGTTATCTTAGTTCCGAAAGATTCTAGAGGTCCTAGATTAATCTCTATGGAACCTCTTGATTTCCAATTCATCCAGCAAGGTGTTCGAGGAGCCATGGAAATGGCTATCTCAACACATCCGCTCACTCGACGACGCGTTAACTTCGACGATCAGACCATAAATCGGAAGCTCTGTAAGAAGGGCTCCCAATATGGTAACTGGGCAACTCTCGACATGAAAGATGCCTCAGATAGGATCTCACTTAAGCTTGTGAAAAGTTTATTTGAGGGAGCACCTCGATTACTTGAGGCACTCCTGGCAAGTCGCAGCGATGCGACTCGCTTACCCTCTGATCAAGTCTTGGAGCTCCATAAGTTTGCACCTATGGGCTCCTCGACATGCTTTCCTGTGGAATCTATATGTCACTTCATGCTGGCTGTTGCCACCATAAGTTACAATTTTAGAATTCCAGTCTGGAAAGCTATAAGAAGTGTGCGAGTATTCGGAGACGACTTGATCATTCGTACCCCGTATGCTCACCACGTCATGGTAGCACTTAATCACTTTGGACTACGGTTCAATGAGAATAAGTGCTTCATTCATGGACCCTTCCGCGAATCTTGTGGCATTGAGGCTTTTAAAGGCATCAATGTAGCACCAGTTCGATGGAGGAAACCATGGTCAAGACGCCTCAACGCAGTTTCTGCTCAATCCTTCTTAGACTTAGCCTCGTTATTTTATCAACGTGGCTATTGTCGGGCTGCGGAAGTAGTATGGAAAGGTTTAGAAGTGCAATTGGGATGTCTTCCAACAACACCTCTGGACCTCTCTGTCGGTTACCTAACTCGAAAGAGTCGGTTTCCCCAGATTCATACTCCTTACCGTTACCGGAAGGATCCTTGGGTTCACGACCTGTTGCATTACGCTTTAGAGATTCACCAACCGGTGTATCATCAAGAGAATAATGACTGGGAGGACCTCTTACGGTTCTTCCTAACAGGTAGTGCTGCGTCAACAATGAGTGTCGACTACTCATACACAAGAAGTCGATGGTTACGTCTGCAAGGGACTCTACCTTATGAAGGAGTTGGAAAATTAGTTGCAGTTACCGCTGCAGCTACATCCAAGAGCCTTTTAAAAGATAGAAAAACCTCTTCCCATGTACTTGGAAGTACACCTACCAGTGATGGTAAGGCGAGGAAACCTCGTCGTGTGAAGAGTATGTCCTAATAGGACGTGAGGCTGGGTTTAATCCCCG